AGAAGACTGATTTCATATCACCTATCATTAAATTTACCACTTACCTCTCCCTACACAAGCAGATTGATGAAAAGTATGATCTTGTTATCCTTGATGAAATTCATCTGATGTCGGAAGCACAAATAGAAAGCTGTAAGACGCTGTTAGAAGCCAATAGACGTATTCTGGGGCTCACTGGCACGTTGTCCTCTTGGACAGCTAAAGTACTCAAGGATGAGCTTTCATTGCCTGTAGTGGCACGATACTCAATTGAGATGGCAATCAAGGAAGGAATTCTTCCCGATTATGAAATCAATGTTATAACAACTCCTCTTGATGACAAGATTCTTGTTAATTATGGAGGAAAGAGAAAGACAGAGAAGACAAGGTTTGCTAATTATAAGTGGGTTGTTGATAAGCTGGAAAAAGAAGAGAAAAATTCGTTTCATATGAAATTGAAGATAATATCAATTCTTCAAACCTCTTCATCAAGAATGAAGGCAACAATTGATCTTATAGAGAAATTCAAGGAGGAAAGGCTGCTCGTGTTTTGTGGAAGGACAGAAGTGGCGGATAATCTCGGCATTCCTTCTTTTCATAGCAAATCAAGTGAGAAGCAGGTATGGGAAGATTTTGTAGAAGGAAGAATTAAACATCTTGCCGTTGTGAAGATTGGAAACTCAGGAGTCACTTATACGCCTTTAAGCAAAGTGATAATTAACTATTTTGATAGCAATCCTGAAACAATGACACAGCGTATAAACAGGTGCATGAATATGGAGTATGACAATCCTGAAAAGAAGGCTGTCATATATGTCATCTCCTCTACAGAGCCTGTTGAATTGGAATGGCTGAAGAAGAGCCTTGCTATGTTTGACAAGAATAAAATTAAATATTTATGAGCTGGATGAATTTAACATTAGAGCAAATCATTCTTGAATATAAAGATGATTATGAAGAGGATAATATATCTCTGGGTGGGGATGAAGTAGATGATTTGATATGTATACTTCGTGCTAAAATTAATCTGCATGAAGGTAATATTACACAGGAAGAATATGATGAAATATTAGGATGAATATAAAAAATAATAATTATGAAAGTAGAATTAATTAAACAGATTAAAGAGAATGGTGACGTGTATTACGCCACTTTTGTAGATGGTGTGCAAATGGCTGGAACTACCACTTATGCAGGCAATCTTATTGAAGAAAAGGAAGATGCTGTTGAAAGAGCAATGGATAAGCTTAAAACGATTGAAAATTATCTTAAAAGTAATGTAATTCCTTCGGAAAGGATAATGTTTTCTGAGGAAATTTGATTATCTTTATAATTAAAATGATGAGAGTAGTTATGTCAAGACCTGAAACATTTAATCCAGAAGATCCTATATATAAGGATAGAATTGAGTTTTCTAATGTGGAAGTAGTATCTCTTAATCCAATAAAAAAGGGGAAAGAGTGGCACTATCATGTAAGATGCAAAAATTGTGGGAAGGAATATTATAAAGCTAAGTGGACATTCGGAGTATATAGATGTCAATGTTATAAGACAATAAATGGTGCATACAATTATCAAGGATACAAAGGAATATCATCTGTATACTTTAAGAGTTGTAAATCTGGAGCAAAGTCAAGAAATCTTGAATTTAGCATCACTAAAGAAGATATATGGAATAAATGGATTGAACAAGATGGTAAGTGTGCTCTATCTGGATTGTCAATAAGGATTGAAAGAAATTATAAAAAATTGAAGACCATGACAGCCTCTCTAGACAGAATTGATTCCAGTAGAGGATACACACTTGATAATATTCAGTGGGTACATAAAGATTTAAACAAAATGAAAACAAACTATCCAAATGATTATTTCATAAAAATGTGTAAATATGTAGCAAATAATAATAAATAGAACCGATGTAATGAAAAAAGAAATTATGTTACCAGATGATATAACTATGCCGATTATAACAGCTCCAAGGGATCTTGTAATTGTGTCAATTCCGAAATGTGGTAAGAGTGCTATTCTTGGACATTTTACTACGACACATAATGCAATTGTGTTAGATCTTGAAAAGGGGGGATATGAATATATTCCTTCCAGAAAACTTAGCACTTATACTTCTCAAGAGGATGACAGGTGGGATAGTTATCAGAATTATATTTCCTATCGTAAACTCTTACTTGATAATAAAGGTAAATATGACTATCTAATCATAGATGGTCTTACTGATTTGGATGATTTGTCTGAACTTGGTGCTACCCTTATGTATATGAATAGTATCATAGGAAAAAAATTCAATCGTAAGAATGGTGTACCTGACGGAGAAAAACTTGAATACAATGATCCTGAATGGAAATCTGTTCTTACTCTTCCTGATGGTGCAGGATATCAGTATACGAGAAGGTGGTTCTTACAGCAGGTAGAGTTCTTTAGGCAAATAAGTCCTTATAGAATATATGCTGGTCATATTGCTGATAAGTACATCAAAGATGCTGGAGGTAAAGAAGAAGTGGTAGGCAGTGAGATAGCTCTGACAGGAAAACTTAAAACCATATTTGCTTCTAAGGTAACCGCTCTTGCTAAACTTGTAGCTGATGGCAATGAAAGATATCTGAATTTTGATGTAATTAATGACAGTATTGTTGCTGGAAGTAGGAATCCTCTATTAAAAGGTAGAATTCTTATATCAAAAGTAAATGATGATAATGAGATAGAAACTTATTGGGAAACAATTTATAGTTAATGTTCTGTATATATGTATTTTCAGATGAGGATTGGCTTCCTATATATGTAGGAAAGGCTAAGAATCTTGATTTAAGAGTAAAACAACACTTGAATAGAGATAGATTCAGATATGATACTTGGTTCTATAGGTGGTTAAATAAGCAAATTAGAGAAGATAGACAGTTCTTCATAGATGTATTAGAAGAAGTAAATCAAGATAATTGGCAAGAGAAAGAGAGATATTGGATAAAGCATATTAAGGAAAATGGGTTTAATCTGAAGAACATGACAGATGGTGGAGATGGAAATAACAATCAGATATTTTCAGAAGAATGTCAGAAGATAAAAAGTATCAAATTGAGAGGGGTTCCTCGTCCTAAAGATGTAAGAGAACGAATTAGTAAATCTCATAAGGGTAAGATAGTCTCTGAAGAAACTAAAAGAAAATTATCTGAAATTAATAAAGGAAAACCTTGTTTAGAAACAACTAAAATTAAATTTTCTAAGACAGTGTTACAATATGATATGAATGAAAATCTTATACAATCATTTAAGTCTCTTACAGAAGCTGCTTTATCTATTGATTGTAGAAAATCATCATTAAGTAATGCGATTAAGAGAAATAAAATAGGAACATTTAAAGGTTTTATTTGGAGATATAAATGAATATTATAATTAAAAAAGTAAAGAATTATGGCAATTGGTGGAAAACAACGAGAAGAAAGAAACTTTGAACAGCCCAAGTATGTTGGCTTAGTAGAGGTGAGAGTAATTGGTATTAATCCTACGGCGGAAGAATTCGAGGCCTTGTTAGGCTGGGCTCCCAAAGAGGACAGTAAGCAATTGGAATATCTTGGCGAGAGCAAGGATGGAAACACCTATCTCCGCGTTGATGTTTGGATGGAGGAAGTCAAGAAAAGGAAGCGTGATGATGAAACTGAAGTGAATGAAAAGTTCAAGGTGAGCTTCTATCTGGAAGACAAGGAAAGGGAGAATAAGGACAATACGAGGAAGCAGTATATTAATACCGTGGGAGATTGTTCGTGGGCTTCCGATCCTGATGATCTTCCTGATTGGTTTAAGGAAAGGACTTATCGTGTTGCCTATAGTGGTGAAGAGGAGTTGTATAAATTCCTTCGCACTTGGTTAAACAAGCTCGATTATCGTAATGCTGAAACTGTACTTGAATTGGAATGGAAAAAGCTCATGCGAGGCAATGTGAGAGAACTCAGGGAACAGATTAACGGAGAATGGGCTGCCAACGTTGTTGTTCTTGCTACCGTAGAGACTGTTGAAAAGGAAAGTGGAGTAGGTGAGTATCAGAGGATATATAACAGTGCTTTCCTGTCTCCCTATAGCCTTAAGTTCTTCAGGGCAATTGATTATATGAATCCTGAAGTGCAAGCTGGTCTTCTTACAAAGAAGAGCACTAAACCTCATGAGAAGTTCGTGATGAAGGTGACGCATCCTGAATATGGATGCAAAGATTTTTATACACTGAGGGACATTGAATTGTATGACTCTGCAAAAAACATGGCTGCATCGACAAAAGTCATCGCTGAAGATGACGGTTCTTACTAATTAGTTGTTAATCAGAGCCCTCCCTTAAACAAGGAGGGCTCTTTTATTTTACTTATGATAAAGGGAGTTAAAAAGTCAGAGTTGACACCAGCTACTATTCTTCAGCGTATTAGTTCCTATGACATCTTCAGATATTACATGGGTCATAGGAGATGGGAATTGAATAAAGCCACTAACAGTCCTTTTCATGTAGACGATAATCCTAGCTTCCTTATAGGTAATAAGAATGGGTATCTTTATTACATAGACTTTGCTGATACTGACAAGAGAGGAGATTGCTTTGACTTCGTTAAAGACTTGTTCTATCTTTCTTCTTTACATGATGCATTGTTGATGGTGGATAGGGACTTTGGACTTGGCATTGTATCAGACCACAATCTGGGAGAATACAAAAAAATAAAGGCTGAATACAAACAGCCCGAGGAATTGCTGGGAAAGAGGTATTCCTATATACAGGTAGTGACAAGGAAGTTCACAAGAGAGGAACTGGACTACTGGAATGATTATCATCAGGACATTGAGGATTTAAGAAGAGAAAACATTTATTCCATAGCCAAGGTATATCTGAACAGGAAGCTGTTCTCAATAAAGGAAACTGAAATGAGGTTTGGATACTATTATGACGGTCATTGGAAAATCTATCGTCCTTACGGGGATAAGAAGACCAAGTGGGTTCCTAATAATGTTCC